GCGACAAAAATTCTCCAATGTAAAGTATGTGGTGCTGATGTTATATGCAATGCTGCTTACCCCATTACTGAATTAACCTGTCGCAAATGTAATGAACAGTCCAAATCTACTTGAAGTCTTTGGCATGGAAGCCAGAGCAGTAATCACAGAAATGGAAGAAGTATTCCCTTCTGTTAATCCTGATCCCGATGATTCAATTTCAAAAATCATGTACCGCTCTGGTCAACGTTCTGTTGTTGAGTGGCTAAGAGAAAAATTGGAGGACAATGACTAGAAAACCTACAAAAAAACATCTTAATAAATACGTCCAGAAACATGTCTACTCAGAAAGAAGTAGTAAAGGAAAGAAAGAAGATGTAGATATTGGACAGGGTAGAAAAGTATCGATGGATCGGTTAAAGATTAAAACAAAAACATTAACCGCACCCGATCAATATGATTACATAGTTCAGAAAAAAACCAAAGACAGACCTCAAATTAAAAGGACTTATCGACCCAGAGATATGTACTTTGGGCAGAACGATAACCTTCCAAAAGCAAAGGGTAAATTTAACAGGAAGAAAGTAAAGAATAGAGTTAAAGCAGCTACTGCAATGCCTAAATTTGAATTTGATTACAGTAAACCAATCAAAATAGTCAAACCTACATACGGCAAACCTCCTAGAAACATACTTTAATCATGGCAAAAAACAAAAAAAGGAACAGACAAAAACTGCTAGCCAAGAAATATAAGTCAGGCAATAAGATTTCACGCAAAGAAGTAAACCAGATTGCTAAAAAATTAAATATTAAACCTGGCAAGGCAAGGAAGATCTCACAGAAATATAGCAAAAAACAAGGGGGAAGCCAGACATCCTTAAATCCTTTCAAAATTACTAATTCTTTTACGCAGAATAGTGGCGGAGGCAATAAACAAGCATCAATTAATCCTTTTAAAGTTAGTAATTTTTTTAATCAACCTAGTGGCAGAACCGATCGTCATCCTCCAATGGCGAATCTTCCAGCCTATAAACCAACAAAACCAAAAAATAACAATAGTAATCAATTGCCTAGTTTAGATGTACCTGACATGCAGGATCATATAGACACGAGCCAAGCCAATAATCAAATTAAAAACGATAAGAAAATTGGAAAAATTGAAGACACTGGAGAAGTAGATACAATTGGTGGAGGTGTAGATAGTCTTTCGGAAGCAACAACTGCAGGCATTGAAAGCGATGCAATGAGGTATGATGATTCGGCGTACATGAAAACTATTAATAATTTACTGACTGATCTTACATCTTACCAAACCAAGGCCAATACTTACAGTACGGAATTGGGTAGTTTAAGTAAAAAATTTGAAGACTTTAAAGGTGAAGGATCTAAAACTTTTAGAGACAATAAACTGAGAATGCTTGGGTCAAACAGTGCCAGTGGCGTGAGATTCAAAAGATCAAAAAATAGAGGTTTGTTCGCATTGGGCACTGGACAATTTAATAGAGCAAATAGAGACAAAAACGCTTCACTCAAACTAGGTAATGTAAACTTATGACAATAGCAAAGGAAAGGTATGACGCTCTTTCCTCTACACGTTCCCAGTATTTAAAGATTGCTGAAGAGGCATCTCGTTTAACACTACCTTACTTAATCAGAGAAGACGAGTCTTATTCAGGCGGTGCAAGAACACTGATCACACCATTTCAATCAGTAGGTGCTAAGTCATGTGTCACTTTGGCAAGTAAATTAATGCTTGCTCTTCTACCACCACAAACAAGTTTCTTCAAACTACAAGTTGATGAATCTATGTTGGCTAAGATTGGTGGTGATCCGCGAATCAAATCTGAATTAGACCTAGCCTTTTCTAAAATAGAAAGAACAATACTTGAAACTATTGCTGCTTCTGATGATCGAGTCGTAGTGCATCAAGCACTGAAGCATCTAGTAGTAGCAGGTAATGTTCTTGTCTTTATGTCAAAGGAAGGACTAAAACTATTTCCATTGAATCGCTATGTTGTAGAACGAGATGGTGATGGAAACGTCTTAGAGATAGTAACAAAAGAACGTATTAGTAGGAAGATTCTAGAAATTGAGCATGGTATCAAACCACTACCACCGACAAATAAGAACGAAGAGTACAGCAACTCAGAAGATGTTGATGTATACACCTACGTTAAACGTGATGGTTCTAAAATGGTTTGGCATCAAGAGGTATTTGGTAGTGTAGTTAGAGGATCAAAAGGGACAGCACCACTAACAACCAACCCTTGGATTGCATTGCGATTCCAAACTGTTGACGGTGAAGCCTATGGCAGAGGAAGAGTAGAAGAATTCATGGGTGATCTCAAGAGCCTTGAGGCATTGAGCCAGGCCCTGGTCGAAGGTTCGGCAGCAGCCGCCAAGGTTGTGTTCACTGTATCTCCTTCATCAACTACGAAACCTTCAACACTGGCTAACGCTGGCAATGGAGCCATCGTGATGGGAAGACCAGATGACATCGGTGTAGTTCAGGTTGGCAAGACTGCTGATTTTGCTACTGCTTATCAGATGGTTCAGCAGCTAGAGCGGCGATTGTCTGAAGCATTCCTAGTACTGACTGTCAGGCAGTCTGAACGCACTACAGCAGAAGAGGTCAGGATGACCCAAATGGAATTGGAGCAACAGCTTGGAGGATTGTTCAGTCTTCTTACTGTTGAATTTCTAAAACCATATCTTGCTCGAAAGATGAATGTATCTGAAAGAGCTGGTGAGATTCCTAAACTACCTAAAGGAATAGTCAAGCCTGTGATCGTAGCAGGATTGAATGCACTTGGCCGTGGACAAGACCGTGAAAGTCTTGGTCAATTCCTACAAACCATTGCACAAACAATGGGACCAGAAGCAATCGGTCAATACATTAATCCAGAGGAAGTTGTTAAACGTTTGGCTGCAGCACAAGGTATTGACACATTGAACCTTATCAAAGATCAACAACAAATTCAACAAGAACAACAGGCAATGCAGCAACAACAACAACAGATGGAACTTACTAAACAACAAGGTAAGTTTGCTCAGGTTGAACAACAAGCAGAAGCTGCTGCAATGCAACAACAACAGTAAACCACCATGGCAGAAACACTAACGTATAGCGAATCAGAACCTACTGGTTCAGAAGGAGTAACTCTAAATGAATCTGAACAGGAAGCCCTGCAAGTAGGTGAACAACTAGAAAAAGAACAAGGCAACGCTAAGCTTGCTGGAAAGTTTGAAAGTCCAGAGCAGCTTGAAAAAGCTTACATGGAATTGCAATCTAAACTTGGGTCTCGTAACGAGGAATCAACTGAAGAAGAATCAGCTGAAGAGGTTGAAGAAACTGAAGAAGAGACAGTAGATTATTCAGATTTTTTAGATGAACTCTACGAACAAGCACAAGGCGAGCCTACTGATGAGTTTGTAGAAAAACTACAAGGAATGGAAGTATCTGAACTTGCTGATATGTATGTTCAATACAGAGAACAGGTAGAGCAAAACCAACCACAGAAAGTTGACTTCTCTAATGAACAAGTTGCATCTTTGTACGATATTGTTGGAGGTGAAGATCAATATCAAGAGATGGTAGGTTGGGCTTCAGAAAATTTATCACCGCAAGAGATACAATTATTTGATGCAGTGATGGACAATGGAGATCCTAATGCAGCTTTTTGGGCCATACGTGGATTGGCATTACAGATGGCAGATCAAAGAGGATATGAAGGGAATCGCATTTCTGGTAAGGCACCTCGCAATGACGGCAGACAATTCAAAAGTCAGGCCGAACTTGTACAAGCAATGGCTGATCCTCGATACGACAGTGATGAAGCTTACAGAGCTGACGTAATGTCAAAACTTTCTGAATCAAATCTCAATTTCTAATGTCACAACAAAGCGACAAGATGAGGGCGTTCGTGACGCCTTACTCACCAGCACCAGAGCCTGTAGAAGAGAAACCAAAACCTAAAGCTACACGCAAGAAAAAGAAAAAAGAATGACACTCGGACATGTTATTGGAATAACATATGTAGTCATAATGGGATTATGTATCTTTATAGGAGTTACACATAATCAATACCACGACAATTGCAAAGCAGATTGTTATTTAACTGACTAGCCTACCGGAGGCTCATAATATCCGTACTTCCGGCTTGTAAATCCGGAGGACGTTTTAAGCAACTGGGTCGTCGGAAGCCCAGTGTCTCCAGTAGATAGATGTTTAGTACCTGTGGTAGGGAAAAGACATTGGTATCTACATACTTAATTGAATAGCGGGGAGAGCACCTCAGAGTCGGACTCTCTTCGCATATGGCACTAAGCCCGTACGCGGATACCTTAGCTGCCGTCTAGACGGTGGGATAGACCACAACTTCAAAGCTTTGAAGAGAATGATACATACACATTTTCTCTTAAAATAATGGCACAACAATCAAACAGTATGGTAACGAGCCTAACTAGGCCAGGCCAATCAAACAGTACGGGAGATGCCCGTGCTTTGTACCTTAAACTGTTCTCAGGTGAGATGTTTAAGGGTTTCCAAAATAATACAATCGCTCGTGATTTGATCATGAAGCGTACACTTAAGAACGGAAAATCATTGCAGTTCATCTACACTGGACGCACAAAAAGTGAGTTTCATACTCCTGGAAATTCCATTCTTGGTAACAGCGATGGTGCTCCGCCAGTGGCAGAGAAGACAATTACGGTAGACGA